AAATAAATTGGTTATCGTAAAAAATAACTGGCGTTATAGGAGGCGCTGATATTATGACAACACACTTTACTTCAGGAGTCACAAATGTGAAAGCAGAAGGAACTGGTGGAAGACTAAAAACACCTGATCCTATTAAGTATCACATGTACCACAACGACTTCGATAAATTTGTAGCAGCTGATTATACAATCACTACTACAGAAGCTGGGACTGGTTCAGCTACAGAAACTGTAGCGACTGGTGACGGAGGCTTACTAGTTATAACTAACGCGGCAGGAGATGACGATTTAGATGCTTTACAATGGAAAGGACACGCGTCCGGAACTATTGAAAACTATAAATACGAAGCAGCTAAAGACTTGTATTTTTCTTGTAGATTCAAAGTTAGTGATGCAACTCAAACAGACTTAGCTATTGGATTACACATCACGGACACAGATCCTTTTGGTGGTGTAACTGATGGTATTTTCTTTAGAAAAGCAGATGGTTCAACATCATTAGAGTTTGTAGTAGAAAAAGATTCAGGAGAATCTACATTAACTACTGCTACACTAGCTGATGATACTTTTGTTACTGTTGGTTTTTACTACGATTCTAAAGATAGAAAGTTTCATGTCTACAAAGACAATAATGAAATCGGAAAGGTTGTAAATACAAATGCACCTGACGATGAGGAACTTGCTATTTCTTTTGGTATTAAAAACGGAGAGGCTGTGGCTAAAGTTTTAACTCTTGATTACATTAATGTAGCCAAAGAGAGAACAGCTAATACTGAACTGTAATAAGTAATAGTGTGGGCTTCGGCCCACACAAACTTTTAGGAGAAAAAAATGTCAACAGACGTAAAGGCAAAACATTTTAAATTGATTGGTGCATCAACTACTCACATAGCTGCTGCTCAAACTTTAGGTGGTGCTGGTAATTTTACACTAGCTAACACAACAGTAGGTAATTTACCTCAGACTATTACTTTTACTTCAACAGGAAATATTTCTGGTGTTGAAATGACAATTACTGGAACCGATCTTAATGGAGATGCTCAAACTGAAGCTATCAATGGTCCTAATAGCAACACTGTAACTTCTACAAATAAATTTTTAACTGTAACTCAAGTTGCAGCTGATGGGGCCGTAAGCACAAATACTTCTATTGGCATTACAGGAACTGCTAAAGAAGGCATACTTACACCAGGAAGAACTAGGATTAGAGGTCTACATGGAGTTAGTTCATCAACAGCAGGGTCTATGGTTTTTAGAAATACTTCTACTTCAGGAAGTATTTTGTTAGAGTTAGACACACCTAATCAAGACGACTTTATTGATCCATACATACCAGATGATGGTGTTTTATTTGATAGTGGTGCGTATTTAAATGTAGGGGATGGAGTAACGAGCGTTACAGTATTCTTTGATGGATAGGAGGTCAAATGGCTAACACTACCTCGGGCACAACAACATTTGATAAAACTTTTGCTATTGATGAAATAATAGAAGAAGCTTTTGAACGTATCGGACAGCAAAATGTTGCTGGTTATCAATTAAAAAATGCAAGAAGAACTTTAAATATCCTGTTTCAAGAGTGGGGTAATCGAGGCATTCACTATTGGGAAGTAGGTTCTACAAACCTAGATCTCATTGAAGGTCAGGCAGACTACGATTTTTTTAGATCAAGTGGTGACGGAACCTCTGCAACAACCACAGATCCAGCTAGTGTATTTGGAATATCCGATGTTCTTGAAGCACAGTTAAGATCAAATAGAACTCAAACAACACAATCAGATTCACCGATGACAAAAGTAGATAGATCTACGTATGCAGGATTTTCAAACAAACTATCAAAAGGAACGCCTAATCAATATTGGGTAGAAAGATTTATAGATAAAGTTACAATACACATATACCCAACACCAGATTCAACAAATGCATCTAAAGATATGCATTTCTTTTTTATAAAAAGAATACAAGATGCGGGTGATTATACTAATGCAACAGATGTGCCATTTAGATTTGTACCTTGTATGGTATCTGGATTAGCTTATTATTTAGCTATGAAATATGTGCCACAATTAACTCAAACAATGAAATTAGTTTACGAGGATGAGTTTGCAAGAGCATTAGCAGAAGATGGTTCTGCTTCTAGCACACACATAACACCAAAAGCATACTACCCAGGAACATAATGTTTGAAAGTTTTAAAGATTTTGTTGAGAGCACAGGCGATGGAGAGTTAATGGAACTTTACTCCGAGTTTTTAGAAACAGGAGATGATACAAGAATGATGTTACGATTAAAAAAATTAGGTTATGATATGAGTGATAACTATATGATGGGTGGAAGTGTTGGAAAACCCATGGGACCTGGAGGTAAATAATGGCAAAATACGCAACAGGTAAATACGCAAAAGCAATATCAGATAGATCTGGTATGGAGTTTCCATACAAAGAAATGGTTAGAGAATGGAATGGATCTTTTGTGCATGTATCTGAGTTTGAACCAAAGCAACCACAATTAGAACCAAAACCCATGAATGGTGATTCTATATCTTTAAGACACGTAAGGCCGGATAGAATAGAAACAGCTGTACCTAATCTTTTACCCTCAAACCCATTTACTATTACTAATGGGTCAACAACTGTTACGGTTACTGAACCAAATCACGGTAGATCTAGTAGTGATACTGTTAGATTTAGAGACGCTTCAAATGTAGCAAATTTACCAGCAGCAACAATTAATGTGGCTGGGGGGTATACAATTACTAAAGTTAATGATAATAAATATACTTTCAACTCTGGAGTTACGGCTTCAGTAACATTAGAAGGAGGAGGTGACATAGCCTCAGCAGGGCCAGTCACAGTAACGGCATGATTAAAAAAATTAAAAATTTAATTTGTAAACTATTTGGTATTAAAGCGTGTAAATGTAAAGAGGAGTCTAATTAATGTCAGGAATAAGTGCATCAGGATTAAAAACACAAATAAGAAGTTATACTGAAACAGACTCAAACGTTTTAACAGACGCTGTTTTAGAAAATATTATTTTAAATGCTCAATATAGAATTATGAGAGATGTGCCTATTGATGCAGATAGAAAACAACAACTAGGTAATTTTGTTGCTGGACAGGAATCTATTAACGCACCTGCTGGATGTTTATTTGTTAGAGGTATACAAGTTTATGATACAGCAGGATCAGAAATTACGGGAGCTAATAGATGGTTGGAAAAGAAAGATGTAACATATCTTCAAGAGTATCAAGATGTAACAGGAACATCAGCAGCGCAAGGTCAACCTAAATATTATGCTATGTTTGGTGGTGCAACCGGTAATACAGACACTACATCTGGTAGAATATTTGTAGCTCCAACTCCTAATACTACGTATAGATTTAGAATTCATTTTAACAAAATGGTAGGTCTTTTAGAGGGCGATAATACTAATTATATTAGTCTTAATTTTCCAAATGGGCTTTTATATTGCTGTTTATCAGAGGCATATGGTTTTTTAAAAGGTCCAGTAGATATGTTGACTTTATACGAAAATAAATATAAACAAGAGGTACAGAAGTTTGCTAACGAGCAAGTTGGTAGAAGACGAAGAGATGACTACACTAATGGCGCTGTTCGTATACCGGTAACCTCAGCAAACCCGTAGGAGATTAAATTATGGCAATAACATCAGCAATATGTTCAAGCTTTAAACAAGAGCTTTTACAAGGTAAACACAGTTTTGAGTCTTCAGGTGGACACACTTTTAAACTTGCATTGTTTGATAGTGATGCAAACCTAGGTGC